CTCATATCCAGCATAACTCGAGCAACAGGTTTTCTATCATCTCCTTTACCTTCATGCTGTAATTGCCAGACAGCGTATATATTGGACATTTTGTAGAGCGGGCTGATTCTATTTTTAGCATTTATCGACAGGATGGTTATGAAAACCGTCCAGTACTTCCCAAGTGGGCAATGTGGGTGACCGTATTGTGAGTAATGTTGATACAAATGGGAAAAGGTTAAATCTCTTTCCAGTAGAAAAGAAAAAAAGGAAAGTGTCAAGCAATAAGGTTTTTGATATGATGACCTCATCTGCAGCAGTGGATGAAGTTGATTTAACTAATGACGGTGAAAAATCAGCATGGTTTCCAACAGGTAAATTCTTGGGAATGAAAGTACCAGGAGGAATATCAAAATGGATGGATGGTCTATTTTTATTTGCTGCAGGAGGATCGCTTATTAATCCAAAATCATTAGTCAAGTATACAAAAGTAGGTACAGGCATTACTAAATCTGATCTTGAAATATCCAATATGATAAATAAAAAAATCAAAGAACTCCCTACTACATGGCAATTTCCAGTATTTGAAAAAGTTATGCATAAATTACATAAAGAATCACCAGAAGCATTTAAATCTTTTTGGAAGATTCATAGGGAAAAGGAAAGAGCAAGAATTGCAAAATATGGAATGACCAAAGCAGAGATTGCTGAAGAAGCTCTATTAAGACAGAAAATTGTAGATTTTGAAAGATCGCTCATTGGCAAGGAAAACATTAAAATTCCTAGAAATCCAATGGAAAGATTTGAAAAATTTAAAGTAAATGTAGATAAATTACCAGAGATTCTTAAAAGAAGATAAATGAATATTAATACAAGAGACGTTTCTAAGGCAGAAGAAGTTTTAGAGATGACTCGACATAATCTTATAGCTTTTGGTAAACTGTTTTTGCCTGGGGACTTTGGTAAGTCAGAATCTCCTCCATTTCATTATGAGATAGCTGATGCATTGCTGGAGAATACGACAAAAAGTCTCGCATTAATTCTTCCTCGTGGAAGTGGGAAGACTCAGCTCTTTAAAACCTTCCTTATGCATAAAATACTCTTTAAAGAACCTGATGAACTTTTATTCATGGCTTGGATATCTGATAATCATCGTAAATCTGTTCTTAACCTCCAATATCTTAAACAGCACTTTCAGACAAATGACATGATACATTATTATTTTGGCAATATTGAAGGTATAAAGTGGACGGAAACTGACATTGTAACTAGTACACAAGCCAAATTGATTTCAAGGTCTAACCTTTCAAGTGTTCGTGGTGAAAATTATCTTGGAAAGAGATACGATATTGTTGCTGTTGATGATGCTGAAAGTGAGACAAATACTGTAACCCAAGATGCCAGAGAGAAAATTAAGAATATTATATATAATGGTGTTAAACCTGCTTTAGATATAAATACTGGAAGACTTATCTTTGCTGGTACTCCTGTTCATTTTGACAGTCTCTGCCAGAACATATATGATGGATATAAAAAGGCTAAAGACAAATCAAAGTATACTTGGGATGTAATTACATATAAATCTACACAGCCAGAAATGGATGGTGGTGTTTTATGGTCTTCTTATATGCCCCGAAAGAAATTACAGACTATAAAAAGAGAGTATGCTGAGGCAGGTAGGCAACAAGGATATTATCAAGAGTACGAATTGGAAGTACAGAATGCTGAAGATGCTTTATGGGGGCAGAATTATATCAAGGAGTGGAAAGGTTATTATACACATGAAGACGGTATTAATTATTTGGTTTTGAAGGATGATAAAGTTCCCGTGAATACGTTTATAGGATGTGATCCAGCCACAGATATTGATACAAGAGATGCTGATTTCTCGGTTATTATGGTTGTTGCTGTTGATCCAGAAAACAATGCTTATGTTCTTGAGTATGAGAGACATAGATCAATTCCAACCGTTGGTCCAAGAAGCAAGGATGACGAATTAACTGGGAAAAAGGGTGTTGTAGATTATATTATGGAACTACATGAGAAATATCATTGTTGTTCAAGTACAGTTGAAGACGTTGCAATGAACCGATCTGTGTTTCAAGCGTTAAACGAGAGGCGCAGAATCGAAAATAAGTTTGAGGTTGCAGTGATACCAGAGAAGCCAGGGGGTCAGCAAAAGAGAAATAAAATATATTCAGGTTTATCTGGCAGGTTTAGTACGGGAACGGTATATTTAAGAGACAATATGTTCGATTTGATGCATGAAATCGTTACATTCGGGTCAAAAATGGCACATGATGATACAATAGAGACACTTTTCTATGCACTTTTACACGCTTACCCGCCAAACATGAAGCTGAAAGTGGAAGGAAATGAAAAGAAGTGGTTTAAACCCAAAAGAAAGGCAAAGCCGTGGGTAGTAGCATAAATGAAAGGTAAATCAATTGGCTAAAATAAAAACATCAGAAAGAATTCACGACGTATGGAGATCGGCAAATAGCCAAGAGAGAATCAAATGGCAGGTGGACAGCCAAAGGGGTTATGATTTCTATCTCAATGAACAATTAACAAAGTCGGAGAAGGATGCCTTAGAGGAATCTGGAATGCCTACTTTTATGATTAATAGAATTACTCCTATTATTGAGATAATGAAGTACTTCGTCACAGCAAACAATCCCAGATGGAAGGCTGTTGCTGTTGAGGGTAGCGATACCAATATTGCACAGATTCATAGTGATATATCTGATTATTGTTGGGGGATATCAAATGGGAAGGCAGTATATGGGAGTGTGATTTTAGATTGTCTCGCTAAGGGCATAGGTTATTTCTTTATAGATATTGATACTGATCTTGATCAGGGGAAAGGTGATGTAATATTTAAGAGGATAGACCCTTATGACGTTTATCCTGATCCAATGAGTAGAGATTTCTTATTGAGAGATGCTGCTTTTATTCTTGTTAAGAAGAGGGTTTCAAGAAGGCAACTAAATCAAATGTTTCCTGAACATAAGAGGAAAATAAAGAAGGCATCAATGGGGGATGGCGGAGATATTTATTCTCAGGCTGATCGTAGGGAAGCCGATGCTATTATACCTGAAGATATTATAACTGCTATAGATGAAGATGGTGAGAAGGATGATATTCTTGATTACTATGAATGTTATGAGAAGATTAGAGTCCCTCATTACAATTTAACTATAAGCGTTTACCCTACTAAAGACGAGATAAAACAAGTTAAGGCAATAGGGCAGAAAAAGTTTAAAGATTTTAGTGAAGAACTTAATGTTTCTACTAAAGAAAAGATTCTTCAAATAGAGATGGCTTTTGAAGCAGGTGAAATGATAGAGGAAAGAGCTAAGTTAGAAATAAAGAAAGCTCAAGATGGATTGAAGTCTGGTATTGAAAGAAAAAAGGCAGAACTTGATTATGCTACTCAAGAGGAACTTAATAGGACAGAGCAGCAGGTTGTAACTGAGGCTGAATATAAGATTCTCATAGAAAATGAAGATGTTGTTAAAACGATATTAGATGCTTCTATGTTTCATGAGAGAAGAGTAAAAGTGTCCTGTACTGTTGGTAACGATGTAACTTTATATGAATACATTTTACCAATTTCTGATTATCCTATAATCCCCATTCCTTATATGTATACGGGAACACCTTATCCCATGAGTGCTGTTATTCCGATGGTTGGAAAGCAACAGGAAATTAATAAAGCTCATCAGGTAATGCTTCATAATGCTAATCTTGCTTCTAATTTAAGATGGTTATACGAGGAAGGAAGTGTCCCAGAGGATGAATGGGAACAATATTCTTCTTCCCCAGGTGCATTGTTAAAATATAGACCTGGATTTAATCCTCCGACACCAATTTTACCAGCTGCTATTAATAACGCCTTTTACACAATAACACAAGAAGGTAAAGGGGATATGGAATATATTGCTGGTATTCCAAGTGCGATGATGGGCTTTGTACAGGAACAGTCAGAGACCTATAGGGGATTACTTGCGAATGATGAATTTGGCACTAGGAGAATAAAGGCTTGGATGAATAGTGTTTTAGAACCAGCTTTAGAACATTTGGGTATGGTATTTAAAGAACACGCCCAGGCACATTATCAAATAGATAAAGTATTTAGAATTGTTCAGCCAAATACATCTGGTGATTATGATGAGAAGGAAACAAGAATTAATATACCCATATATAATGATTATGGAGATCAGGTTCAATTATGGAATGATTATGCATCATCAAGATTTGATATAAGAATAGTAGCTGGAGCAGTAATGCCTATTAATAGATGGGCGTTAGTAGAGGAATATTTTAAATGGTTCCAGGCTGGTCTTATAGATGATATAGCTATGTTAGCAGAAACCGATGTTCGTGGAAAAGAGGCAATTATAGAGAGGAAGTCTCTTTATGCTCAATTGAAAACGCAGATTGAATCTTTAACAGAACAAGACAAAAATAAGGCTGGAACAATTGAAACTCTTGAACGTCAATTAGTACAAGCTGGAATACGACATAAGGTGGATGTAGGCTCTGCTGAGACAGAACGTGATATCGTTGAAACAGAAGCTCAGCAGAAATATTACAGAAAAATTCTTAAAGATGATTTTGATAAAAAGAACTTGCAGAATAAGGATAATAAGAAATAAATTTCATTAATAAAAACAGGACCAATAGATTATGGAAAATGAAACAGGCAACGCGGCAATAGCCGCCCCCGATAGTTTACCTCCAGAATCAGTCTCTTCTGATGATTTTTTTGCTGCTTTAGATGGCGATGTCAACAGAGGGATTTTGGATGATGACTCTTCACTCAATTTATCTTCTAAGGAAAACACCAAAGAGGGTGTTGTTCGTGAAGTTCAGCAAGAGGATGTCGAGACTCTCAAAAAGAGGTATGCAGATTCAAGCAGGGAAGGAAAACGACTTAATACTCGCCTAACCGAGCTTAAACCCTACTTACCCATACTTGACGAAATGCGAAAAGACCCGAAATTGATCACTCATGTGAGAGATTATTTTAAGGGTGGAGGTCAAACTCCAGAAAGCATAACACAGAAACTTGAATTAGGTGAAGATTTTATATTTGATCCTGATGAAGCAGTTACTAACCCTAAAAGTGATTCGGCAAAAGTGCTGAATAGTACTATTGATGGTGTTGTACAGAAAAGGCTTGGTGAAGAAGATCAGAAACGGAAGGAAGAATCGAAAGTGCATTCCGAGATTGATGACTTTAGAAATAAGCATGATATGACAATGGATCAGTGGGAAGAATTCAAAACATACGCAGATGCCCGACCTCTTTCTCTTGAAGATATTTTATATCTAAAGAATAGAGAGGATGGAATTGAAGCGGAGCCTGAATCACGAAACGCTGGTGTGATGGAGAGAGCTTCTCAGCATATTAGAAATCTACGGTTAGTGATGTTTCAGAAGAAGATGAAGTGTTTGATGCTATTATGGGGATTGACAAGCAACTTGAATCCGCATTTGGTTAATAGCTGAACGCTCATTAGCCAGGTGCTTTAACCCTAAGTGAAAAGGAGTAAAGTCAAATGGCTGATTTATTTCAATTAAGCAACCTTGGTGTTGCTGATGATAATAGTAGTCTATCGACTGGTGACCTTAGACGAAAGTACAACTTCGGGAGTAGAGTATCTGAGTTAGCAATAGCACAAGACCCTTTCTTCCGTTTAGTTAGTAAACTAGCTAAGAAACCATGTGACGATCCTCAGTTTAAATTTACTGAGCGACGTCCCTCGTTCCACAAAAGATACGCTTATGTGTGGGGTGCAGCCACTTCTGGCGCACCGTCTATAGGCGGAGCTTTACATGCCAATACCACGAAAATCGTGATGGCTGGAGATTACTATTCTGCTGGAAATAAAGGCAGTGTTTATGGTAACTCATCCAATCTAATCACGATTGGTTCGTCTGGCACAGACCCTGAGTTTTTCATCCCAGGTCAACTTGTTAAAATACCATCGTCTGGAACTTTAGGTAGTTCCTATACTGGATATGCGGTATTTAAGGTGACTGGTGTTGATGATTCTGCTCAGGCTAACATGAAACTACTTACTGGTGAAATGGTAAAGGTTCCGAGTGATTTGAACCTTACCTACAAGCACGCCGCTGATTCTGGATTGGGAGGTTCTTCACAAGAAACTCTTGCTGAAAAGCGATCCTTTGTCATTGGTACGGCATTTGCCCAAGGTAGTGGATTCCCAGAAACATGGAAAGACCAGCCTTTCTCAACTGGATATGGAAATACCCAGATTTGGAAGACTGCGATGGCAATGGATAATACAACCAGAGCCACCGTGTTAAAATACGACGCTAGTGAATGGGCTAGAGTATGGAAAGAAAAACTGATCGAACATAAATTCGATATTGAACAATCACTTCTGTTTAATGGCACAGCCGATACAAGTGGCGATGCTTGGTATACAGATGGTGTTGTTAATTACATATCTGGTTTTGGTAATCAGTTTTCTATGCCTCTTGCTACTAAGACTCAAGATGATTTTCTTGATGACCTTAGTGCGTTTCTAGACCCGCGTTACAACAATGCAAATGCAACTATGTTTTTTGTGAACACAGCTGTTTACAATTGGTTACATAAGCTAAGTGGTTACTTTGCCAATAATCTTGGTCAAGTACAACCTTACGTTGATGGTGCGACTCAAACCGTTTCTGGCGGTGGAAACTCATTAGCTCGTGCTGATTTCTCTATGATGGGAAAAAAGAAAGTCTTTGGCGTGGACATTTCAGTAATTTCTACACCTTACGGTGATATGAATGTTGCTCGGAATATTCACCTCGATGGAACAGACATTAATATGCTTGGTATTAATATGCGTTATGTCGCTTATCGTCCATTGGTCGGTAATGGCTTACAACGTGATACTGCCATTTATGTTGGTGTTCAGACTTTAGAAAACAGTGGCGTTGACCGTAGGGTCGACTTAATTCAGACAGAAGCTGGTTTGGAAATTCATATGCCCGAATCTCATGCTATCTGGACTGCATCGTAAGGAGGTGTGAATAATGGCTAATCCTCTATATGGACAGAATAAACAAGATGATATGCTTGATGCATTAGCTAGCGCAGATGAAAATATCGAAGATGCTGGAACTGGTACAAGTTCCGCGGGTGAATCTGCTCACGCTGATGCTGATAGTGTAATACCAGTTACTATTAATGGTACTGTTTATTACATACCACTATATGCGTCCAACGACTAACCACAAGAAAGATTAATAGCCTTCCATTGAAACCTTACTACGGAGGTAGGTTTTTTGGGGGGCTATTAATTATATAAAATATGGCAACAACAGAAATACAATCTAGTATAACAGCTATAACTGGAGTAACTCCAGACTCTGACCTTCTAACGAATGCGCAGAAATTTGTTGCTGCTAGTATACCAAAGAATTTAATGTGGGCGTATGCCAGTAAAACTGCTGGTGTTACGTCTAACCCAGTTACAGATAGT